CCATTAACAAGTCCAGTAATGGCAGTTGTTGTTACAGCTGCGCCAACCAGAGTAAGTGTTTGAGTAGGTCCTTGAACGGTGACTATGCCATCATCAGTTAATCCATCAGCATTTTCTCCAATAAGATTGTTGTCAACTTCATCGATACCTGTTGCAATGACCTCATCTTCGAGTCTAAAGAGTTCGCAATACAACTCATACACATAGAGATTCTGTAGTTGATAGTATGGTTTAGCATACTCTACGTCTTTGATTTCATAGATTCTATCATCGAGAGGGAACCAAATAAGGTCTCCACCCTTAGGTCTAGTTGAGAGTTTAACGTTTGATTGATCCTCAATCAGTGGAGTAATATAGTTTTCAAATCTCTCTCTTGAGATGATTAGTCTAACTTCATCTTGAGATTGAACACCAAACTTGGATAAAATATTACCAGCACCAGAGTATTCATCATAATTATCGACATACGCTTCTAAAGGAAGAGCAGTGTCAAACTTAGATTGAACCACTTCCCTAATAACAGTATTCTCCGTCAAGTATTTTCTAGGTAGATAAAAAATATCTACACCATACATTCGTAACTGTTCATTAATTAAATCTTGAACAAGATTTTGCTCACCAGTAGTTCCTTGCGTAAAAAATGGATTGAGCATAATCTTATCCTATCATGTCTAAAGGTGGCAGTTCATATGTATTAGACATCTGCTCCTTAATCTTATCTAACTCTCTTTCCGCATCATCATATATTTGTCTTCCATTTAGTTCAATTCCACCAGGAAGTTTGACACCTTGAAACTTAATAAGATTTTGACCCCACTGTCTCTTAATCAGTGCGGTAAGATAACGCTTCAAGAATGAATCATTATAAACTCTTGTAGAATCATTGGGATCGATAAGACGATAGCAATCAATGATTAAGTAGTCGTCAACATTAACAGATCCCCAATCAATATCAAGATAGAGTCTGTTCTGTCTCATGTTAAATCTTATTTGCTTTTCAGTATTCAAAGCAAAATCAAGATCTTCCAAATATCTTTTTGTCATTGCATAGGTCAATATTTCAGTTGACCCCCAGTAATAAATGTCGTTAAGAAATAACTGATATTTAACACTGAACATGTTATTAGTTACAGTGTTAGCTCCATCAAATCTAAAAATCTTACTTATTCCGATAACTTCTGGCGGAACTTGCAAATAGTTACTGTTCTCTTCAAAGTTGAAAGAAACACTTGCCCCATCAATCGTAGCGGTTCCAGTCGTAGTTACGATTCCTGCAGTGCTACTACCTCCTCTTGCTCTACCCCTATCTATATCTGCCTGCGTGATCTTATACTTTAAGAAAACCTGAATACTCCCATCATAGTCACGTTCGTGGAATAACTGAAGTGCGTCATCAACCAGATCATCTATTTGTTCATCGGCAACATTAATCTCCAGCACTGGAGCTCCCAGTTGCCTTTTGCAATAGTTAATTAAATCTGTCCTACTTGCTGGTTTCGCCATTTATTCCACAAGTTTCCTAAGTGTATTTAGGGTGCTGAAGATACTGGATTAATAACCATTACGTTACCGCTTGCAAGAGGATATGTAGTTCCTCCTTTACTCACTAAAACGTCAAACATATATCTCCCTTCTGTAGTTCCTCTGGTATTTACTGCACTCAATGATAGTTTCATTTTTCCATCATATGCACTGGTAAATCCAACAGTCAATGAACTTGTTATTCCTAGTGTAGCTCCAACAGCAACACTTTTTGATATTGCTGCTGATCCTGAGTATCCTGTCAAATCAAAAGCAGCACTTGATGTCGTAAAAACATTCAGATTTGCAGTAAAATCTGCTCCACCATACATAGTCAGATTTATCCCATAAGGGACTCCTGAATCTGGATCGAAAGTAATATTTTTAGATGGCATCTGCTAGTCCTATTACCGACATTGTTTCTTGCTGTTTATAATATAATTTCGCGAAAGACTTTGCTATATTCTTAAGCATTTCACGGTCATCACAGTTATCTATATCACTTGCGATCTGTTGATATGCAAAACTTTTTGATAAATTTTTAAGTTCAATTTGATCGGGATCCATTTAGTAACTCCTTAAGTAAAGATTTGATTTCATCAAGTTCACCCTTCATGTTAGCAAGATCTTGCTCGACTGTTTGTAATTTCTGATTCTTTTCAGATTTAACACTTTTAGTAGAGAGATACTGTGTGTAGTCAAGACTATTTACATTAAGGATTGCATTGGTTTTAGGATCTCTTGCGAGATCCTTATTACCTTCTAGTTCATAAAAATCCATATCACGCGAGAGCAATGACTCTTAAGTCTTTAATTCTAGGGACGTAGCACTGACTGGTTGATGTAAGATTAATCTTGATTCTATAGGTTTTGAATGCAGGTAACTCATCAATAGAGAACGTATATTCTCTGTAATCAGCCAGAGCAGCATCATGCACTAAAGTATTAGACTTAACAATACGACTGTCAGGTTCACCATTGTTGTTTTGTGGAGAAATAACCTCTCCTCTGGTATTAATATTAGAATAACCTGGGAATGGTGAGAAAGTAGGTTCAAGTCCAGGTTCATTCGATATTGAGTAGAACGCTCTAATATCGGCTTCAACATTTATATGAGCAGCAAGAATGATCTTCAGGGAAGATGCAGAATTTTCAAGAACAATTTCTTTGGAAATATATTGACATGCTGTAGGATCTTCATCAATACTATCTACCCTTGGATCTGTTGCATAATCAGTAACCACATTATTAACTCTATTGGAAGTAAGTACAGCACTTACTCTTTGAGTATCAATTACAGGTGATACTCTCGAATCAACTGTGTTAAGGAACAATCTCATATTCATTGACTTAGATCCTGGAAGTGTGGAGAGGTTGGTCTCCTCATTAACCTTAGATGCGATCATTCTAGGAGTATCAAAATAGTTCTTTTGACCTATTACGATATCTTCAAATCCAGCATTGAGATATGGAACTTCAGTTCCACTAAAACTTCTAGATGTGGTTGTTCTTAATTCAGCAGTTACAGTTGTTCCAGGAACAGTCATATTATGAACGTTAGGTGTTATCAGTTCAAATGGCATATTCTGAGTTGCTCTAACCTTAGTTCCACCAGTAGATTTAGTTGCACCAAGTAATAGTTGAGGGTATCCAACATCAGTTTCTCTTGAAGTTCCTGTATTTGCACTCATGTCAAGTTTAATCTTGTAGGAATCAAATGTAAACGGATCCGCTTCAGTAACATCTATCAGGGAGTGAGTTTTATTAATGCGGTTAAGACTTACTCCAGCTAACTCATATTTAAATACTGGTGTTCCTACTGGATATGATTTAGGAGTATCTCCTCTAATAATATCTCCACCAATGGTGTTTCCAGTTACCTCAGTATATTCAATGATTTCATCTCCAATAAGCAGTAATCCAACATTAGTGGTTCCGACTCCAACATTCTCAAAGTTAGAGAATGTCGCTGCAAGTCCGACAGTAATACCACTTGTGGAGTCTGCTGGGTATGCTGCAGTAAGAGTAGTTGGTTTAATATCAGGTTTCACACCAGACAGTATTACACTGTTATTGGTGAAATACATACCATGGTTTTGGTGAGTGATATTCATATGCAATCCATCGTTAATAGTGACAATAGATGCAATTTCAACATCTCCTCCTGGAGCACCTGGAAGATCATTATTTAATGTTTTGGCAACACCAACACTGTTAAAGTAGTTCATTGATTTGCCACCACCAACAACAAAGTTACCCTGAACGTTGTCGAGAATAAGTTCGCTCGTATGGCCGATTCCAGTTATGGTCAGTTTGGCATCTCTACCCATTGAAGCAACGCCGATATTGGTGATTCCAAGAACATCACCGACAGAGTAACCTGAACCTCCGTTGACAATAGTTGCACCAGAAGCAACAATGGCACCATTTTGTACACTTATATCTGCAGTTGCACCTCTACCATTACCCGTAAGTGTGACAAGATTAACTCCAGTGAATGTATACCCACCATCCGCTGGTGTGTAACCAAGACCAGCATTAGATACTGTAAGTGTTCCTGTAGCAGTTCCAGCAGTGCCTACAAGGTCGCCTGTGGCGTTTGTACCATCTTGGAAGAAGGTATTTCCTATCACATATCCAGCGTCAGCAACGGTGGTTCCAAGACCAACTCTAATCTTCTTAGAACTAATGGAGATAGGATCAGGAAGCAACTTAGGAATCTGTTTATTACCCTCCGAGAGATCAGGATTATAGAATTCAACACTACCACTTTCAATAAAATCTGCTCTATAAAGAGTAAATTTAAGATCCTCCCACTGACT